CGAGCGCCGAGGCGCTCGATCCGGTGTTGCTATGATCTGATCCATCCATCGGCTAAGAAATAGTCTGCTATCTTGACCAGCTTGTCACCGAATAGCCGATACTCTTTTATCGGCACGATGCCAGTGCGGCCTCTTTGCTTTTTGCCGATCGTGATCACTTGACCATCGCTCGATTTATCCGGCCATATCTCGTTATGCTTGGCGAGAGTCTTGCCTATCTCGGCAAGAGACTTTGCATTTGACCAGATGACCGTGTGGCCGTTTGATTGTCTCGGTGTGTGATAATAAATCTTAGCCATGATTATCCCCTCATAATTTCGTTGAGCCATACTGTAGCCAGCGCGATGACTGCCATCGCGCCAACGAATGCCACCACGCCATGATTTTCGAGTGACCAGTAGCCATTGATAAAGAACGCGGTCAGATAGATGAACGCGGCATAGAACGCGGTGATAGCACCGACAACCTTTAACGCTGTAAGAAAGCTTTTCATTTTAAAACTCACTTTCCATAATTTTCCGTAACGCCGTCATTTTGTCATTCAATGACTCTTCAACGGCTAATTGTTTCCTGACGTTTTGATTTTCCAATGCGACGTGTTCATCGATGTATAAATCTTGACACAATATTGAGAGCCGAAACAAAACTTCATTCGCGCTCTTGGATTTAGATTGCACTGGCATATTTAATTCCTTTCCGGCGGGGCAATGCCCCGCCTATTGGTTTGAAGTTATCCCTTGATGACAATATCGCCACAACGAATTGTGAAAGGCTTGTCGAGCTTGGCGCGACGAAAGTTATTCATCACCGGATTGCCGTCGGCATCGAGGCGAGTGCCGAATGTTTCGGCCGCGATCGAGAAATCGATAAACGCGATCGTGTCTGGATGATCATCGGCCAACCGATCATCGAAGAATAACTGGCCGTATGCCTCGCGTGTGTCGCCATTGTTTTTGGTAAACACAATCTTGAAAATCCGAGAACCAACGGCCTGATAAATTTCTTTCTGTTTGGTCATGATTTTTTCCCCTTGTCATGACATGGTGGCTTGATTGCCATCCAATAAAAAAAGATTGCGCTAATTTTTCCCATAATGCAAGCACTAAATCCCATTTATTCCCAATAAAATACATTTATTTTTGGTGTTACTGTCACTGATTGTCGGTTGTCGATCGATCTAGCTAGGCCCCCGCCCCCATTTTTTTGTGGACAGGTGTTGACAATGTCGTGTCGTGTCGCTGGGTTGATA